GTATAACTCTAAACCTTCGTTAGACTGCAAGTAAGAAGATAACACATATAAATGGTCTTCTCCAAATGGAACAGTTAATAAACGTTTCTTATTGTCTTTCAAGTTGTAGTAGATATCCTTACCATTTCTGAATGTCAAGTATCCTTCTGATATTGATTTGAATGCAATGTTATTAATTGTCAACGATGGATCATCTAATGCTTCCATGAAGTCTTGAGGATAACGCTTAGCAAATAACATCATATCGCGTTTAATCTCAGCTGAACTCATTTTGTCTACATTTCCATGTAATACCAATCGAGCGATAGCCTCTAATTTACCGAAGTCATTATTTGATAAATCACGAACTGCAATTAATGCATCGATTTCTGATACCAATTCTTCAACGTACTCTTGAGCATCTTTTTCAGAGTCAAACTCATAGAACTCGCTTCCGTTACCAGGATGGTAATGTAAGAACTCCTGAAGTACTGGATTTGTTCTTGGAACATTTAACACTCCGTCTTCAAATACGATTGGTTCTAAAATTGCATTTGCATCTTGTTCGTGTTCAAATGGACTCTTTTGATTTCTAGCATATCTTAATGTAAAATTTACTCCTTCTTCTTCATCGAAGTAAAGTAATCTTTTTCGCTTTGTATCGCGAGATAAGATAAAATAAGTTAATGGGGCTGAATCACCTGTTAAAAGATAGGTGCGATCTTTTGATTCTAGTTTTACTCTTTTCATTTGATATAATTTAATTTACAATAAAAAATAGAGAGGAGCCGAAACCCCTCTCTGATTTGTTCTTCTTATTTGAAGATGAAGAAGTTGTTAGCTCCTAATGTACAAAGCGCACGCTCTGACAAGAAGTTAACCTCCATTGCATCTAGGTCACTTGTTTGTGCACCTCCTGCAGATCCTGTCATCCATGTTTTGTAACGACGATTTTCAGATTCAGAAGCACGGTAACGAACGTGTAAGAATGGACGTTTTGCATTTTTACCAAGAACTTGGTCATAAACATTCATTGTTCCAGCAGGAACTAAGATACCGTTAATGTTTCCACCTACTAAACCACCACGAAGTGTAGCGTCGTTCAAGTATTTCCAGTCTGTTTTGTAGAAGTCATATCCACGACGGAAGCTAGTGAAACCTAAGTTCAATGCCATTTGCTCGTCGTTATCAAACAATCCGTAAGACGTACCACCTGCTCCGTAAGAGTTTTGTGCAGCCAACATATCGTCGATATCGAAAGAGAACTGACGGTTGATGAACAATGTGTTCTCAGCGATAGCTCCTTGTTTGTCTAAACGTTGTACGATTGTATCGAAGTCAGACAATGCAGATGGAATACCACCAGACCAAACATTACCACGGTTTTCTACTTCATAGAATAAACCTTTAGTACCAGCAGCAGTAGACGCAGGTCCTTGTCCAGCGAACGTTGTTTGACTTGCAGGAGATAATTGAGCTAATGCAGCAGATGATGCTTCAGCAGGAACACCTTCTACCATTGCCATCTCTAAGTAATCCTCATAACGTAAACGAGTCTCGTGTTCAGACTTCATATACCAAAGGTATCCTGTAGCTCCGTTCTCAGTTGTTATCTCAACCCATCCGATTTGCGCCATATCAGATCCTGATACTGCGTATTTGTCTTTGATAATGATTGGTTTAACGTCGAAGAATACATCTTGAGCTTCTAAAGAACCTTCCATTCCATTTGAACCTTTTCGGAACTCAGATCCGTAAACGAATGCAGTGAATGTAGCACTTGTATCACCAGCAGCAATACCAGATGCATTGTACAAAGCAACTGTAAAACGAGTAGCATCTCCACTAACAGGAGTTGCTGTAACAACACCTTTGTAAGATGTAGCACCACCGTTGTTGGATAAGAATACAGTTTGACCTAATCGGAACACACAAGTAGCTGTACCGATGTCAAATGTAACAACACCATCACCACCAGTAGCACTAACAGGAGTAACTGTAGTGTACTTTGTGTGTAAACGACCTTGCTCTGCCCATTTAATTAAGTCAGAGTTTGTAGGAAGCTCAGCACCAACCATACGCAAGAAAGATGCGATTGAACGGTTACCGTAACGTTCGAATTCCTGCTCATAAGTATCAGGAAGAAATTGATTTAAGAAATTGAAATCGGTCATGTAGTTATCAGCTACAGCGATTTTTTGTGCACTTGGAGTTAAACTTACCCCAGGAGTGTTTGCTAAAATACCAGCCATTTTTTCTAGTTTTTATTTTTACTTTTAATAACTAGTCTGTTACCAAACCCGGTTGGTTCGGATGCTCTAACCTGCATACCCTCCACTTTGTTGGTTACTTGGGGTGCTTGACGAACCATGTCAATATTCTTTGATTCTTTAGCAATCCCATCAACCGCTTCTGCTTTACCCTTCTCATAGAAGAACTTAGCAAATTTCTCAGGGTTTGAGGCCACAGCAATTGCACGATGGAAGGTTTCCGCATCCTTCAAGTAACCTTCTTCATTTAAGAACTTATTTACAAAGTTCGATAAGTTAGATTGTTCTTGAATCAAAGTCTTTGCATCTGTTGGCGTGTAAACAACTTTCTTATTCTCATCAATGTTGAATCCGAAACCTTCGAATTTATCAGAGAATAACTCACTTGTTTTGTCAGCAAAATACTTCGACTTCTTTGCTTGATCTTCCTGGGCTTCAGCTCCAGACTCTATCTGTTTCTTGTAAGCATTGTATGCATCTCTTTCTTCTTGTGGAACAAAGGTATCCCTTGACTCAAGCGGCACCTTGTACTGATCCTTCAGTTGATTGAAATACTCCTTAGCTTTAGCAAGCTCTTTTTTCTTTGCTACTTGTTTTTTCTTGATTTCCTTTTCGTCATCAAAATCCTCATCGTAACCAAACTTTGTCTCTAACTCAAACTTGACGTCTTCTAAGTCTAGACCTTTGTTTTGTTCTCGATTATATTCAAGAAGCAAAGTATCCTGATCCATAGTGTTGTAGTCTCTATTCAATTGAATAAAATCTTCAATACCACGTCCAGTTTCTTTTTTGTATTTTAGAAATGCAGAAACGTCTTCCGGTAGGTCTTCGTTAACTGAACGTTGTTCAGATAAGTCATCCAAAGAAGTAATCTCTCTATTCCATCTCTTACCTAAGTAAGATACAACACTAGATTCATCTAGTTCAACCGGCTCGTTTGCCGGAGGTGTTTCAATATTTGATAAGTCAACAACTGGAGTTTCTTCCGGTTGCTCCTCATGTGCTTTTAAAAGCTCTGTTTCTTTTTCAGCTAGCGACTTCTCTTCATAGTCAACTGTTCTTACTGTAAATTCACTCATTATAATTAGATTTAATTGTTACAAAGTTAATTATTATTTACTTACGTCTATTTAGGTCCAAAAGACTCTAAATCGAAACCATCCAAACTATCCTCTGTAGATTCGAAATTCTTAGGAGGTAGATTGTTTTGTCTTTGGTTTATTAGGTCTGATTGTCTAGTAGCCTGCAAGTCAACTCGTTTGTCTTTTGCTTTCTCTTTCTCCATGTCACGGTTCTTAATAACTTCACCTTCCATGCCTTTTAACTGCATGTTGTATTGGAACTCGACATCCATTAACTGACGTTTAAGCTCAACCTCAGCCTGCATTTCTCTAATTCTATACTCAGTTTCAGCTTGCTTAAGTTGCATTTTAGACTGAGCTTCCAATTGGATGAGCTGTGCTTTTTGTTCAGAGGCAGCTTGTTGAGATTGGATGTTCGACTGCATCTGCATTTGGAACTCCATCTCTTTTTGTTTCTGCTGTTGCTCCATACGACGCTTGCGTTTAACCTTAAGCATCTCATTAGCCAACTTAATGTTATTGATCATACGAATGTCGATAGCATCCTCTAGGTCAATCGTTTGTTGCTGAAGTGATATCTGAATGTTTGCCTCTAACTGAGCTTTCTGCTCTTCGTCCGGAGCAAGGTCAATAAAGATACCAAAGTCATGTAGGTATAAGTCCTTGATGTCATCTAAGATAGCAACGTTGTACTTACCAATCTGCATAGCAAACTCTTCAGCAAAGTCAGAGTACTCTAAAACGTCAGCGATACGAACTGATAAACAGTCTGCCAATCGTTTAGTTGTATATAGACCAGACTCAAGTATGTGTCTAGTAGCTGTGTTTGAATTTAACGCTGCTAACTTCTGAACACCAACCAATGCGTCAGGATGAGGAGTGGACGCATCCCTTGCCTCATTGATACCCGTCACATCGCGGATCATATTTAAGTAGTGGTTGTAGTTGCCGATTAAAGCAGCCATCTTACCTTGTCCACTGTTTGTGTTTAACTCTTGGATTGGAATACGCGCGTTGTTGAACTCACCCTCTTGAGTGTAGCTACGTCCAATTACACTACCCGTTTGGAAGTATAGTTTCAATGCATCCTCAGGATTGTATGCCGCACCGGTACCTAGGTCAACCTCATTGATACCATCGGCATCGATGAATACACCATCAGGAACTACGCGTGCCATGACTTGTTGTAACTTAAGGTGTGTCAATTGGATCTGATCAGCAAATGGGATCATACGTCTAACCAAAGACTCGATGTTTCCTTTATACATTCTTGGCGCATGCACCACATAGTTTGGAAGAGCCTTTTGAGTAGCAGACTTAGGACGAACCATGTTCTTCATAAGCTCCCACTTAACAAGTATGTTTGATCCACCAACTAAGATACCATCATACCAAACGTCACGAACCGCCTCTACTCTTTCGAATAGCATTCCGTCCTCGATGATTGGATTGAATGACTCATCCTTACGAATAACTCTCTCTCCACCGTTCTCAAGTAATTTCTTTTTCCATACAAAACGTTTGTCAGTCTTGTAGTTGAAGTATAGCAATGTAACGACCTCATTTAAGAATGAGTCGTCTTGATAGTTTCTAACAATAGGGAAGTAATCGTACCATGCAGAACTTGCGTTTCTAATCTCTTGAAGTTGCTCGTCTGTAAGTGTAGGATCAATTTTAAGTAGCTCAGTATAGTGAACCATCTTAACCTCACCAAAGTAATAACAGTCAGAGAAGTCATTCTTCTCAGTATAACTGTAGATCATGTTAGCAGGGTCAACGTAGTCAACCTTAACACCATCATTAACTAGGAATGTATGTCTTACAGCTCCGATACCGATAGTGGTAACGTCATAGTCATATAGCTTCTTGGTATACTCATACTCATTCATTTTGAGTAATGTATCAATAGCTACCTCTTCAGCGATCTCAATACTTGGTTTGTATTTCAACTGCATGTACAATGACAACTCTTCGTCGTTCTCAGGAAGCTCTTCAGGATCAACATTAAATGCATCGATACCAAACTCATCCTTAGTTAACTGAAGGAAGTCCTTTGCTACCATGTCAGACTCAATCATATCCTGGAATACGTTCTTCTTCTCAGCGGACATAACGTCTTGCGCCTCTGCTTTGATAGCATAAGGTCGCTCCGACATACCGTTTACAACAAGATCAACGAACTTGGGAATAATGGGAATAGGAGACCAGTCTAAGTTTAACATAGACATATCTCCATTGATAGACAATTCATCTTTATATTTCTGAACTGGCTGCTCTCCTCTTGCGTATAGTCTCAATCGGTGGAATTCCCCCCACTGGTGATAGAACCTACACGAATTTGCTTTTCTTTTAAACCACTCACCCTCAATAGACTTTGCTACCTTAAGTCCATACTCGAAAGTAGACTTTTCTTCATCGGTAGCCATCTGATTCGGGAACGGCCGCTGGGAAATTAAAACTTGTGGTTTCTCCATTATTTTATTATTTCGCTTCTGTTTCCACGATTATCGTATTTTACAAATTTAATACTTATTTTTGATTCCTTCTTTTCAGGTGTAAACATATACTTACGAGTAGCCATAATAGCTAATCCTGAACTGATGGAGGCATCGTGTTTTGTTCTATTGTTAATATCAAATCGAGCCCAATCTTCTAGAGTCCTGGTAAAATACATTGATCCCATAACGTCAGAGTCTCTATAAGTCCCCTCATTATCTAAACCAACGTACTCCTCGATATAAGACTCGATAGCTGCCGCGTGAGCCTGCTTAACGTCCTCAGATGAGTTAGGTATACCACCGAGCTCTAATTCGGTCTTAGACAGCTTAAACGTCTGCTTGTCGGGTCTATTCAATACATAACCACGGTATCCCCTATTCTTAAAGTGATATAGTAGTCGGGCTTTGTTGTTCTCCGGTAAGATAGGCATTCCGTAGAATATACAAGCCATCAAAACCTCCTCAAAGAATATCTCTGCTGTTTGAGGTCTAGCCACATACTCTAAAAAGAATTCGTTCGTTGGTGCCTTCTCCATATGGAACTTAGTCAAACCATGCAATGCACCATTCGATCCACCACCACCTACTACTCCTGAGATGTCATAGGGGTCACATCCAAACGCACCGATATGCTCGTTTGCTGGAAACTTGCGTCCGTTCTTATACACCATTCGGTTCCTAAGTCCCTGCTCCGGGATCCACGATACATAGAACCTGCCCTTTTGATCTGGCGTCCAAATAACCTCACTGTCTTTAACTCCGCCTTTCCAATGGAAATACCCTCTAGTAATGACTCGATCCTTAATCATTGAATCGTTGTAGTCAATCTGTTGGTATATCTTTGTCAAGTTGAATAACGACTGCTTGGACTCATCCCTAAATGCGTGTGACTCTGTGCGAGGGAACTGACGATAGAACTCATTGAGTGCATCTGAGTCAGACTTTAATGCCGCAACCTCATTGTTCCAATAGGTAATAACGCCATTGCTAATCATCTCTCCATCTACACCAACCACAGGTTTCTTTGGATCCTCGAATACCGGCCAACCGAACTCATCGATGTAACCCTCGTAGTTCCACTCCATCGGAATGAATAAGGCATACAACCCTGACTTAGTCTGACCATTGGCAGATCGTTGTCTTGGGTCGCTATCGTTGAATAGTTTCTTGAAGTTCTCACCACCTTTTGATAGTGCATTCGATGTTGATCCCATCATACACTTACCAATGATCCTAGATCCCAATCGGAGACACGTCTTGGTTACTCGCCAGTTATTGAGAATGTTCTCAGGCTTCTCCCATTTTCCGCTCTCGTCATGTACAAGTAGCAATAACTTCTCACCATCATAACTGTTGTCAGCTGTGTTCTTCCAGTCAATGGTAGTATCCAACCCTTCTATGTCATCCTCGCGCTCCTCATCCATATTCTTACGAGTGATCTTACTCGCAGGAACCCGGAAGGCTAACTCCGTCTTCGGGTTATCCATACCATCTTGGATCGGCTTGAAAAAGAAGGGATAATTTCTTACAATAGGCACAACCTTATCGGTAAACATCTTCTTGGCATCGGATCCTGTTTTAGATAGGATTCCAAGACGAGAGTCACGGACAATTGTACCTTGATTTGATGTCTCAGCAGAAGACATAAATGAGAAACCTGAACGTCGGTTCTTTAGGTAACACATACCAAACGATCGATTGTCTGCCTTACATGCCTCCCAAAATATGTAGAATATCCGGTTGGACTCACGGAAGTCAGGTAGACCAACGTCAATCTTGGTCCACTGCAAGTACATATAGTGAGTACCGGTTATGTAAGTTGGCTTGCCGTTATTCATGAACCAATGTCCATGCTCACGTCGATCAAACTCTCTCTCGATACTATCTACATACTTTGATTTGAATGAGTTGTCCTTTCTGTTCCAATCAAATATTGACTTGATCTTTTGAAGCTCAGCAGGATACTCTTGGGCAACCCATCTATTGTTGGTGTTCTCTAATTCTTTTGGTGTGGCCGGAATAGCAATCCTTAGGCCGTTTATCTCGTACACGTCACCAATCGTTCCGTCCTTTGATATGACTATTAGGTCGTAGTCGGGGTGATAGCCGTAGTTCCAAGACTTATTCTTATTCTTAGCCACCACAGCTTGACGCTGTACATAGTTACTTAATATGGAGTATAATTTATTTTCCATTTCTAGTCTTGGCTCTACCCTCTGCCCATCCACCTTTACCTGCCGTTACCTCAGCTGGTTGGTCTTGTCTACTTTCCTCCTCCTCAATCTTTGTCAGCATATACATAGCATCCTCAAATGCCAAACGTTTAGCTGACGCAGCGTTCTTCATCTTATCGGCCGATATATCGTCCTCAGCATGTGTGATGATAGGAGACTTTAATACTTTGATCAGCTCATCAATCGCTTGCTTAGCTGCTTCTACAATCTCTATTTTTTTAGACATATGTTCCGGTTATACATTCGGTAAAGAATCTCATCGTCAATCTTAAACTCATACTCGCAGTCAGGTGTGTACGACACTATGTCTCCCTTCTCAACCTCATCTAGCTTGTCGTTCTTATAGACCAACTCACCCCACATTTGCTCTAGGCCACCCGTTTGATTGAACATCCGATCTTCCGATTCGATTGGTCTAACAAACACAAATGGCTCAGGTGCCTGCCATTCCTCACCTCTTTTGAATAGGTAGATCTGATCAGGCTCAGCAATAAATAGGTCTTCTGATAGGTGATGCCAACTGCTCTTTTGTCTACCCTTCATGTCGTAGTAGAACTTAAACACGTTGTGGTGAACACACACGGTGTCACCTGCTTGTATTGGACCATCGTAATATATAGGCACGGATACAACCTCAGCGAATCTATTGGATACGCGGTGGTCTTCCTGGGAGGTACTAATAATAAACTCGGAGTCTCCGAATTGTCTTATGTTGTCGTACCGCCTCAAGCCAACCGGCTTTATGATGAAGCAGTAGGGAGCTTTCATTAGAAATCTATTTTGTACTCTGTTGAGATTGGCATATTAGCCGAGAAGTTTTTCCAACAAACAATCGCGCCGTCCTGCATGATCCAAATAGAGATTGATCCATCATCATTCTTGATAATAGACTCGATCTCATACTCGTCTCGGAGAACGCGTTGTCCTACAACGTAGTGCATGCACTTCATGTAGTCAGGACCAACTGATATCTTTCTAATTAAATTCACCTGTTTGAAGGTTAACTTGTACGTCACCATACTCGTTGTAGATCTCCTCCTGAACGGAAGATAGGTCGTGAGCAGCGATTTCAATGTTAGCCATTGACTGAGCCTTTTGAACTTTCAAACGCTCGAAATTAATCTCGATGTCTGCAATGTTAAACTTAAGGTCTCTGAATTTTCTGTTAGCATCGATCAATCGATCTAGCTGTTCTTGTTTGATTTTTTTTGCCATTAGATTTTATTTTATAAAGATATGTACCAAGTTGCGTTGGCGTGATTATATTGGAAACACACTGGTGTGTTTGCTGTTAATGCAGATGGAGCTCCTACTATTGTAGCTCCTGGAGATATCCATGTAGTTGACCCTCGAGTAATTGTTGCCATAAGTACATATTTAGCTCCGTTTAAATTTGAATTAGATGCAGGAAGATAAATTGTAAATGTTGCGCCTGCTGTTCCTGTAAAGTATGTATTGGTTTTAATAACTGTATAAGAAGTTAACGCATCATTAGTAACAATTTGAGGTGTAGCATTCAATGCCAATAAAGCTTGTACATTAAAGTTCTTTTGAGCTCCTGCCTCATCAGTACCAAATACTGTGCAATCTACATTTGGCGCTACTACGTTATAGTTATTTACTTTCATATCACAAATTTACTAAAAATAATTAAGGTCTGAACGTTTTATTATAATCCGATAATCGGTTCAACCATCCCTTGAGAAATTTCGCGTTCTTAGATCCCGGCCGACCAATCGCTTTGAAGAATCGTTCGCGCTCTGCTATCAGTGCGTCAAACAACTTTGTTGGATTGATAGAATTTGCGGCCTTAATCGTATTATTTCCGATTATCCCATCTTTATCTACCATAACTCCACAGTTAAGTATAGCTCGCTGCAATGTCATACCGGCCTGCTTAACACCACTTCCCCATGCGACACCTGTCACAATTATTGCAATATTTGTGACTTTAAACTGATCACCTTTAACACCATCCCAATAACCTTTCTTGAACACTTTGAACCAGTTCTCGTCAGACATATTAAAGAAATCGTCGTCGTTGTCCTTACCGAAGTACTGAACCCATGCAGCGTAAGTGATCCCCATGTTTGTATGGTAACCTGACTTTCCCTTGTAAGGGGTTGGACATGGATAGCTAGATGCTGAGTCGGATGTATCTCTAGATAGGCCGCCCTCCCATTTCTTTGTAAAGGCAATATATTTTTTGATTAGCTCTTCCATTTGTCGCTCTCATTTTTAAGCCCTGTGATGAAGTCCCTGAATGATTTTAGCATATCCTTTCCGGTAACATCCTTATAGCTCTCGTTCATGCTCTTTACTTCAATGAATACAAAGAATAATGCAACAGCTTTAGTGAGCAATAACTCTATCGATATGAAGTGAGATATGATGTCGCCTGCGATGAATCTCTCTACCAAGTAGAAGAATGCAATTGATCCAGCATATATACCACACTTAACGCCTGTAGCAAGTGCCTTTGTACTTTGAATGATGTCGCCTATCTTAGCTGATGATCCTTCTTTTCGTCTGCTCTGAACAGATCTCCAAATACCAAAACCGAAGTCAAACCCTATAGAAATTAATGCTATTGTGACCAATGGGCCAATTGGCGCAAATAGCGTGATAAAGCTTGACAAAATGATTACGGTGTTGGTTTTCATATCGATATTTTAATTACTCTATACCCCGTATAGAGTATAACAAAGATAATCAAAAAAGCTAAAATGTTGTTGACTAGCTTCTTCCAAAACGGATACTTCTCGTAGTACTTAACTGGTATCTTTCTATCTACAATTTTCGTGATGTAAATAGGATCACATTTCCCTTGGATGTATACCTTCTTCTCTTTTGGAACATACCATGTCTTAACAGTGATTCTATCTTTAGATATGACCACTGTATCGATAAGCTCCTTTAACGTCACCACAGTGTCCGTATGGACCTCAGGGACGTACAAGGTGATGGTATCACGAATGGTGATAGTATCTGAAGTGATCAAATAAGGATACTTCTCGATTAATCGGTTAAACCTCTTCGTCGGACTGCACGCTGTCAGCAGGAGCATTATTATTACTAGATGCTTCATTTAAAATGTTTAGTAATGAGATAGCAAACTTACCCGGCATCTCACCGATAAGTACTTCGATTTGCTTTACTTGTTCTTGATTTAATTGGATCATAATATAATTTTTTTGCTAATTTACGAAATAATTGTAACTCCGATTGCTTCAGCAACGTACTCGTTTACTACCGAGTTATCACGTCCCCATTCAGCGAATTGTTCTTCCGTCATTTGGTAGCGTCCATCGGTTAAGATTTTGCCCTCATCGGTAAGCAATCGGTAATAGGTACTTGCGGTTGTAGCATCCGTTAAAAATGCTTCTACTAGTACTGTTAAGAATGTTGCAGTACCTTCGTTAAGTGGATATACGATTGGTTGAATCGCTACTCCGTTTGTGTTTGTTTCCATATTATAGTTTTACTAAATTATTTACTTTATTTAAAAATGAATCTACTTGCTCGCCAAATAGAAACTTATATCCTTTTACGTTATAAAAACCCATGCTCTTGCAGGACTTTTGTATGTCTTTAGGTCCACAAGAAATCGCCTTAGCTGCGTCTGTGATTGAATCATATTTAGCTACTAAAAACATATTGTCTCTTGTGTACATATATACAGGCTTAACTTTACCAATAAGTCTTTGATAGTCTGAAATTTTCTTTTTATATTCATCTGTTCTTACTACTCCTTTAGGACTACAACCTTCCCTGCACATATTGCAACAAAGCTCATTGTCTACGTGTTCAAATAAATATTTTGTCTCTATTGAATTTAATTCCTCTTTTGAGCATTCGTGTATTACTTCAAATTTAGGCTCTCCATATTTATTAAAACAATTTTGAAGCCTGCTATTTGAATGAATTCCTTTTGTTAACTCTCTTTTGTGTTGAGTGAATCTTCTATTTGTATCTACCGCTTGACCTATGTAATAATGATTATTACTAAATGTCATTTTATATATTCCTATCATAATAGCAATGCCCAACCTGTTGATTTGTAAATATAAAGACCTTCTGTTCCATCAGTTTGATAAACCTGAAGCCCAACAGCTGGAGAGGCAATAGCGGTACGCTGTGCTTGAGTTTGTCGTGGGGGTAAAAAGCCTTTTGTCGTAGAGTCCGCTTGTAATATTGCTGAAGCTACCGTATTTGCGTTTGTTCCTACTCTTAAAAATGTGCTTATTGATACTGCACCTCCAAAATGATTTCTATCGTTTATCGTATTGTAAAATGCACCATTAAAAAATAATTGAGTTCCTCCAACTGTCAACGCTCCACTCACCCTCGCAGTACCATTAACGTCAAGTTGGTATCCTGCGTCTGTGGTGGTGTTGATTAGGACGTTGCCCGTTGCTGACTTTAATCTCATTGCAGTTGTAGCACCTGCGGCAACACGAAATAAAATATCATTTGCACCATCCAAATAAGTGTTGTTATCACTAAACATTTGTAGAATGGTAAAAGCTGCACCTCCCGTATATCTTGAGCGAATACCTTGAGCATTGGAAAGTTGAATAGCACCCGAAACAATTTCTAGTTTTTCAGATGGTGATGAAGTTCCCACACCTAAACGAGCATTCGTATTATCCCAAAACAAATTAGCCGATTCGCTCACCACATTTCCCGTACCTTCAAACAATACCCGTCCAACTGTACCCGAAGTGATTGCAGTCGTACCGATTGTGATTCCTGTTGAAATTGTGAACGTTCTGTTCGCGGTTAAATCTTGAGTAACGCCGTTAATTGTTAGCGTTCTAGAATCCGGAACCGGTGTGAATCCAAGTGCGTTTTGTTTACCGTTGAAAATTGTCCAATCCGCCGCGGAAAGATAGCCATCAACGGCCGTTGTAGCTTGCGGAATTGAAAGGGTTCGATCCGCTGTTAAATCCCCGCCACCGGTCAAAGGTGCGGTTGTGGAAATTGTGCGCGTTTTTGGAGTTAATCCGCTTAAATCTTGATCCCCTGTATTGGATCCGGAAAGCGTTGTAATTCCAAGTTTTGTTTTTATTGAGGCCGTCGTTTCGTCCCCTGTATTTGTCCCGCTGTTGATTCCGGTAATGTCCGAAGTCAAGGCGATTGTTCCGCTTTGATTAGGTAAATAATGATCGCGCGTTTGAGTTAACAAAGTCAAAAATAAATTTGATTGAATTGTATCGGTTAAATGCAATTGCAAAAATCCATCCTCAACAACAAAAAGTTTGTGGCCGTCCGCGTCCTCAATATGAAAGTTTCCATCCGTGTAATGAATGGAGCCAAAGTTTCCATTTGGTTCGTCATAAAGGAAAATCTTTCGAACGCTTAAATCGTGCTCGCCGAGATTAACGTCCTGAGTTGCGCCCGAATAAGGAACTAAATCATCGAGCGCGTTTTGTAAATCTGTTTGATCCGCAAGTGTTCCCGTAATATCGCCCCAATTAACAGCAACAGCCGCGCCAAGTTCAACGTAAGCATTTGAAGTATTGTTCCAATAATACGCAACGTTCGCCGTTTGATCAATGTAAATAACGCGAGTTTTTCCAAGCGCTGGGAATTGCGATCTGTTTACAAATGGGCTTACTTGCGTAGGTATGTTTATGTTACTCATGTCCAATTTATGTTAATCTCAAAGTCCTCCATTGCCGGGACCTCGATTGTTTCCTGTAATTCATCCTCAACAAAAACGTTGATTGTTTGATCCTCCAAAGTATAACTTGATCCGCTTTCGATTAACTCCGAAAATGATTGATTTGAATTAGTTACCAGGGCCGGAGGACATGGCTCAATTTCTGAGCTCGCGCCGTTTTCAAAATCGTAAGATCCGAAAGGAATATCACACCAATTTTGCAGGTCAAAAATGTTTGCCGTTAAATTCATGGACCAACCCGCGACAACGTCCTGAGATCGCTCGACAAATGGCTCCGTTGAATGCTGAGCATCGAGCGTTAAATCCTCAAATCTTTCCTGGCGTAATGTAATGTCAATATCTCGTAAGATTTGCAAACAATCCGAATGAACTTCAATGATGCTTCGATTTGAATCGAAAATATATTTATCACAAACGGTAATCGTCATTGAAAGATTGACCGTTTTTTCATTCATTGATCCAGGTGAAAGCATCACATTAAGCAATGGATAATTTGCCGGGGTTTCCTGGTTTAAAGCGCTGAGAAAATCACCGAAAAAAAAGCCGTTAATTTGCTTATGCTGTTGGGCAATTATCGCAAATTCTTTGACTAGCTGATTTATCGTTAATTCCATTTAAGTAACTCTTTAATTTTTCAATCGTTAGGGCGCTCGGCTTGTAATTTACACGATCCAATTTTTTCGGAATCCCCTTTTCTCTTTCAATACGTTTTCCTTGTTGCATTCGCAATCTGTATATAGTGGATAATCGTTTCCGTTATCATCTTTCAAAAATCCGATTAATCTTTCTTTGTAAAAATACGCATCTTTTCTCAGGCGGTCCCGCATTGGATTGCGTTGCTCGTTTGACATGGCTTGCAAATTTGCATCCTGCAAAAATCCGGTTGCCTTGTTTGTGATCTTTTCGGTTGTGTAATCGATCATCCTGTAATCAACAAACGCGATCAAGGCCGGTAAAACGTACTCATCCATCAAAAGCAAAGTTTCCGGAGTGAAAGTATTTGTTTGCACCCTGTTTAATAGGTCCCTAAAAAGACATGTTCCGAGGGCCGTTTGTATGTGGATGTCCTGGCTTCGCGCGATTGCAACGGTTATTGTTTTCGCGTCAACATTTCCATGCGTTAAACCGCGTCGGATTACCTCCTCAACTGATATTAGATAATTCATTTTTTAGCTTTTTTTAACAATTGATTGAAACCATAAATGTCGACACCATGGCGTAGTAACTCCGGTTTCCGGATTGGTATAAAACCCACCTTTGTAAACCCAAACATCGCGATCAACTCGGCTTGAAATTGTGTTAATTTCCTCACGTGTATAAAGTCGATTCAAATCAATCAAGTTCGCGCAAAATTCACGGCTCCCGGACATAGCGTCGGGAACATCGGTTCTCACCTGGTAACTATATCGAACCTCGAACTCCGGAACGTTTGCAGCCTCGCTGTCGATCAAGCGATCTCCTAAACTTGAAAGCTCGCCTCCGGTTACTAAACCCCATTCAGTAAGGCGCGAAATTGAAAGCGCAACATCTTTGATCTTTAATCCTGTAGCTTGCGCGATTCCGTTCCCGTCCTCACCTTTGTTTAACAGGGCTAAAATATCTTTGTCAATGTTTGAGATTCCGATTGTAATTTCTCCGATTGTAGCGAAAACCTCATCATGTTTTTTGTAAACTTTTTCACTATCTGAATTCCATTCAATCGGAATTTTTGCGAACTCTTCAAAGTCCGAAGCGCTTTCACCAAATTCAGCGAAAACCGTTAAATCATCTTTGCTGAAAGAGTGATTTCCTTTGCATGTGCTAAAACCCGTTGTCGTAACCCCGACCATTTTTTGGGCTTGTGCTTGATCAATTGAAGGGAACGAAGCCAGGATAATCTCAACGGCGCTATTTGAGTCGATTTCGCCAAGTTTAGCCTTGGCAACAACGTCCACAAGTGAGGCTATTTGCGCACCGTTTAAAGCTGTTTTGGATACATCGGTAACAGTTGCATCAATTACAGGCGTTACCGCTGTTGTTGGCGCTGTTTCCGTAGCTGTTGGCGTTGGTGCGTTGTTTATTGTTATGCTACTTTCAGGCGTTGCATTGTTTACAGCGTCCTCAATTGGTTTTACTTCTACTAATTGGACCTCACCAACAAAGCCGGAAAGTTTTGCCATTTTATTAAGCATCCAATTTATGCGGGCCTGGCGTTGCATGACGTAAGTTTTTTTGAATACCTCAAACAATTGAGCGCTTTCAGCTGCATTAAATGAGCCCTGCTGCATTACTCCGAATAATGTGGGGCTAACTACTCCATGAGCAATTAAAATGTTTTGAAGCGTCGCGGTATTCGTAACCGTGTAACGCTTATCGAGATCATTCCCATTCAAAGGCATTACCATAGGAGCCCGATCTTTGCCCTCCGCAAAAGTGATAATTATTTCACCGGCATTTTCGGCGCCCTGGCTTGGCGCTTTAATGTCGTTTTTGATTTTTTGAATTTCCTCCTCCGTTTCTGGTTCGCCATCTGTAAAGACAATCATTGTACCGGATGAAAATGAGTTTTGGATTAAGGCGTTATTGTATTTGTTTAAATTCCAATCCGTTTCAATTGCTGAGATCCCGGAATAATAGGGAGGCTTTGGATAAACGCCCAACTCTTTGCGGTTCTTTTTTGTTGGATCCTTGTAATAAATAAAGAATGATCCGGATGTTTGGTTTTCATCTAAAACCGAATAGCTTCTATAGCCTGTTTTTTCCGGATCCTGGTTCTGAGCGTTCCAATCGTTTGATAAATAAACAATCGTTTGATCGATATTAAATCGACACGCATCCATTGGCAAATGTTCCCACTTAACAACGCGCGTTCCCTCCATGTCATAGGTTCCCTTTACGATAAAACCGCCGTATCTTTCGCCATCCTCACAAATTGCCTCCGCAATTTCGTTAATGTCAAAATCGCTGTATTCATTCAATAAAAAAGCCTCCAAATCACCGGAAAGAATTTCAACGCCACCGCCGGCAATATAGCGAACTTTGTTTTTTATGATTCCCCCGTGAACCGGTGAACCCTCCGTTAAATCATTAAGGAAAAAAGGATAGTCATTTTTTCGGCCCCATTTTATAAAGCCTTTGGTATCTTTTTCCTCCGTTGGTTTTGGCGCCACCTTTGCGAAGCTGGTGCGCTCAATTGTTTTCGGGGTTCTAGTTTTCGAGTTCTCCATTGTATATTTTATCAATTGCGTTTTCTGAATAATCGTGATCGATTGGATCCGTTCCAAATACTTCGGCGCGTCCGATCTCACAAATTACGCCTGTTTGTTCCTCCGTTATTTTGTACGTGTATTGTCCCTCAAATGGAAACGTAAGATTCACGCCCTCCTCCAGGATAAACAAATCGTATCTGGGAACGCTTTGAGAAATATTGTTAAGCGTTGCCGTTACCACCGCGCGCGATTGCGAGTGAGTGAATTCCCATTCAAAGATTGGGTTTAAAACTGTTGTTAATTCAGATGCCGTTACCGTCAATTGGTTGACTTGGCCCTTTTTTATTTTCAACATTTCTTTTGATTTTTTTCTCGAACACATCGAATTTTAAAGCCTTGTAAACGCCCTCATTTCCCTCGGAAATTGTAAACCATTTACCAAAATTTTCATGTTTGATTTTCATCCCCAAACATTCCTTTCTAATCTTTGCCATTTTCAAAGGTATTAAAAAAGGCAAAGCGTAAAACTTTGCCTTTCATTTTTTTAAATTCAATGATTAAACCGCTTGTCCTAATAATGTATTCCAAACAGACGCCGCAACATCTGGGACCTCATTATCCTCCATTGATGTCATAACGATTGTATGTCCGTTACGATCGGCTACAGCTGTTCCCGTTCCTGCCTCTGAAGCTTCGCGGATCTGTAAACCTTGATCCAATCCAAGTGCGATAATATCGCCATTTCTTTTCTCAACTAATGCAACTAATTCATTTTGCGCTAACAAATGAATTTCAGCGCGAAGCTCTTTCGTGTCATTGTTAAGGATCATTGAAAGAGTTTGCTCATAATACAAAGCACCGTTATCATTTGCGCGAACCGGATAAGTTGCGTTTGATAAATCTCTTTTCAATTTGTAGTGGTAGGTGTCGCCTGTTACCGTCATTGCAGTGATTTCATTCGCTACGATTGTTGGATTACTTGCGCCCGTTAATTGATCTTTGGTAAAGAATAAAACCGATTTGATCCCGCCTTTTCCAACGGTACAAATTCTGTCATTCCATCCAGCTGATAAAGTACAACTCATGTTTTTTATTTTAAGGGTTAAAAGGGGGCGAACCCCCTTTGAAAATTAATTGATTAGTCTAAAACAAAAACACCCATTTCATTCAAGTAAGGCACCTGAACACCCGCTTTGAATTTGATTCGGATATAAAGTTTATCATCATCCTGAGAATACCATAATTCAAAGTTACTTGAATCAGATGCTAAATCCGTTCCAAAGGTAAACGCTGAACGTTTTCCGATGAACACGCGAGAATCACCATTCAATCCTGGAACACGCTCAACAACTAAGTCGGTACCTGGTAAGATAACGCTTGTCATTGTTGCCATGTCATTCGGCGAGTAATGAAAGAAATTAAGATCAACTAAATTCTTGATTAAGAAATTAAAGTTCTCACGTCCACAAAATGCGATTTTCTCCGGGCTGTCCGCGATTGCTGCAGGCATTGACGTAAACATGTCATAGAATAAATCGTAAGCATTACCCGCGTTGATTGCTGTTGCGTTTGAAGGGTTCAAATTCGCCGCGCCATTTGCAACGGTGATAATTGAAGCAAATCCGTTCATGAATGCAAGGTTTCCTGAACCTGTCGTTTTGTTACCTCTCCAAATTAACTTGTCTAATTCCAAAGCATGTAAAGACAATAAATAACTTGTGATTTGTTGCTCAAAAGGTAGCTCTTTATTTTGAGCCATTGCGCCATTTGGTAACGCTAATTGAGTCCAAAATCCAACTAGGTCATCATTACAAAATCCTTTTTTGAATCCAATCGGTTCAACTGTGATTTGACGATCCGAGAAAATTGTATTTCCTAAATCTGTCATGTCGCAATCAGCTGTTTGGTAAATAACCTCATCTGAAAGCAATTTTAATTTTTCTGATCCTTTAACGCCTTCTTGCGTTTTGATCAATTGAAGCGTGCGCGCTTCAGATACTTGGCGAACAATAAGTTCGTTTCTTTGCTCATCTACATAAGCTCCCAAATCGCTCACATCGTAAGCAAATTTGTCTTTGATAATTTGTTTTAAACCAGCCATTTTTTTCTTTTTTAATGGGTTAATAAAATTTATTTTTTCAATGAATCAAGCATTCTTTTTTGATTAGCATTAAACTCGGTTGATTCGATTCGAGTGAAACGCTCATTTTCTTTTGATTTGTCGCTCGGTGCGTTTGCTACTTTTTCAAAGCGTCCTTTGATCTCAGCAAATTCTAAAGCCTGTTTTTCGATTTGTTCGGATAGTTCACCAACAATTGCGCTAACTTGTTCAACTACATTGAACACGCCGTTTGTGATCTCCTTTGCCTCAGCTACCGCCGCGCTCATCTCCTCTGTGGATGCTTGAACTTGTGCGGGATCTGTTGGCGCTGCCTCATCCAAAAACATTCTTACAACTCCGGCGCCATCAACTAGGAATCTTTTTCCCTCCGCTGTTTCGTATTCGCCAGCCATTACGCTATAAACGTCGGTTGTTTCGCCGTATGTATAAGAATACGTCAACGCGGTTCCAACTTCAATTGTATCTTGATCAACAGTCATGGACCATTTGGAAACCTCCATGATTTGCGCAAAATGCAAAATTTCCTTTTTCGAAAAAACTTCCGCTTTTGTTTCCGCTGCTCCTTCGTCTCCTGCTCCGTCTTTTGATAATCCTGTTTCCTCAATCACCTCAACGATGATTCCTTCAGCATCTAAAACAATGCTTTTTCCTGCAAAGTCGCCCGTCAACATGTGGGTTCCTTCTGGAGCCGGCACGCTCGTTTCTCCATCAACTACAAAAACCGCCACACCTGGAGCAAGATCACCCTCCCAAGTTAAAACAGTTCCATCCTCCAAAGTTGACTCGGAAAACTTTCCGGTTGTTATTTTCGCTTTGATCTGATTCATCAAGCTGAAAATTGTTTCAAGTTTCTTTTTCATAAAATTTTTGATTTCTTGTATATTGTGTTAAAGTGTTTCTATTAATTTAGTCAATTCCATAATTAACAGATCAAACTCATCCGGATCCGCTTTGAATCCGTTGTAAGTTGAGCCCGTTTCGTAAAGGGCAAAAACGCCCTCAATGGAAAAGCCTTTAAAATCTCCGGCCTTTGCTTTCTCGTATACATCCGCGTTTAAACATTTGTAACTAGCAATCGCGGTCCCATCGCTTTCGTCCTTAAATCGCTCCGGAGCCGTGAACCCGTTTGTTTCATCAATCACATAAATCATTGTCATGAAAATATCATTGACAATTTCTTTATTGTTATGCTCGATGTTTACCGAATTGAAAGTTTGGCGCTGAGCCATATCCAAAACGATGTCTTTGATTGATTGCTTTCCAAATTTCACATAATATTCCTCTTTTGTATCTTTGTTAAATCGATAAATCGGAACATCGCAAGCGATCATTACACCGGTAATTGTTTGCTCATCGTCGTTAAAAAAGTATTGAGGCTCAACTTTGGAAAATGTTTCAAACATCCTTTCATGTGCCGGTTGTTTAACCAGGGAATTGAAAGTTATTTTCGTTTCATCATCGTTTAAATCAATTCCAATTTCGTAAAGTGGTAAATCTTTCATCATGTTTAAAGTGTTTTTATGTTACCCGAAAAGGCTTTTATTTTCTTGCGCCTTAACTTTGTTCTGTATTCCTGTTACATCGCTTTCAACTAAAATGATCGGAACATTTGGCGTTGTCGTTTGTGATCCTGGTCCCGTTGTTGTGCTAGTCGTTTGTTGATTCCCTGTATTAATTTGGAAAGCGCTTGCGCCCATTCCGGAACCGCCCGAAATATTTGGAGCGCTTGGCGCTGATCCGCCTTGATATTGCTGTTTGGCTACAGCTGCAGCCTGAGCAATTCCAATCGCCGAAGCAAAAGCAATTGAAGCAATCCCGGCCGGTGAAGGCGGAGGCCCAAAAGTTGCAATACCTTTCGCAATTGCCGTAGCTGTATCGATTGCAATTTGTGCGATCCTCAAAGCTTTATCGCGTTTAAATTGAGATTGCTTTATTCGATCATCATCCTGAAATTGCTTAAGCTGAATTTGATATTTCTTTTTGGCAAAGCTTTCCTGGATCTGAGTTCTTTGAGCCTCGTTTAAATTCTCATTGTCAAGCTGTCTTTTCAATTGCTCATCCAGGATTAAAGTTTGTTGATCCGCTCGCTGTTTGTTTTCCGCAAGCTTATTCTCTTCAAACATCTTTGCAATGTCATTGATCCGGTTAAGCTCATTCAATACCTTTTGAGCGTTCTCAATAAGTTTTTGAGCCTCTTTTACTCTTTCCTCATTCGTCTTTTTTTCCGCGTCCTGGATGTCTTTGTTTTTCTTTTTGTTTACCTCAACTATTTTTTTATCGTATTCCTCCTCAAGTTTTAACATTTGAGCAAAGGCATCCTCCGCGGTAATGTTTCCGGCTGTTAAATTTTCGCCGATCAATTTGGATTTTTCCGCTTGCGTTTTTGCTAGCGCTGAAACCTCCGCTTGATATTCATCCTCAATCAAATCACGGTATTGTTGAGCAATTTCAATACGTCTTTTCTCCTTGTCTTCAGTCTCTTTCAAACTCAAAGCATTTGCCGCCTTTTGTTTTTCATAGGCTTCATTTTGATATTTTAAATTGATGTCGTTTTCCTCATTCAATTGGCCAATAAGTAAAGCTTGCACCTGGGGCGAATCCTCTTTGTAATATTTACGCGCGACCTTTAATCGCTCGGCGTATTTTTTTTGTACATCCAGGATCTCGCGCTCCTGTCCAACAACCGTTAATAACGCAACCTCATCGGTCCATTTTTTAATTTCCGCTTTTTCGTCGTCCCTTAATTTTTTTCTTTCAACGGCCTTTTCTTTTGCTTTGGTTTGAGCCTCAATATTAGCGACCTCGATTGCGTTGGCGTTATCCTTATTCGCTTTGTATTGCGCGCTCATTTCTTTGGCGTTTTCACCGATCAATTTTTTCAGATCCTTTGATCTTTTCGAATCCGCATCCCCCAAAGCTTTCAAAGTGTCGAGCTCTAATTTATAAGCTGCTTGTTTTTTATTTTGCTCCGCTAAAATGGCGCGTCCTGTTTTAAGCATCTCGGCGCGCTTAGCTTGTTCAAGGGCTGTCGTATCTTTTCCGGCCGCCTTTGCTTTGTTAATCTCATGATCGTAATGGTTGCTTATTGCATTTTGTTGGCGCTTTAAATTATTGATATTTTCATCCGCCTCCTTTTTAGTATATTCGCTTCGTTTCTTTGCATTTGCTTTCGATTTGCGCTCGGTTTCATCATCAATAACGCCAAAGTATTCAAGCGCTTTTGTAATTCCGTAAATGATACCAATCAACGGGAACATGATCGAGATCACAACCTTTACGCCCGTTCCTAATTTATTAAATCGATCATAAGCGCCTTGAACAAATTTCGCGACCTTGTCAAAATTAGCAATCAACAATCCAAGCCCAATAATCAAAGCTCCGATACCTGTTGAGATCATGGCAATTCGGAATAGTTTTAATGCGCCCGTGGATTGACCAACGGCAACGGCGTAAATTCTTTCCCAAGCGATCTTTAATTGAAGGCCTAAAACCGATTCACTATTTAAATTGTTTGCGATCGTATTCACTGAATTTACAACTCCCTGGACCGCTTGCAATTTTACCATAGTTTGCACTAACTTTTCATTCTCAACGCCTGTTAATGCGATTGCGCTCTCAACTCCCTGGAATACCGCGGCGCCTGTTTCAATACTTTGAACCGCTGTATCTAGTCCAACAAAATCAGAACTTAAAGCCGTTGTTTGAGCGCGAACGTCTCCCATGCGATCCGTCAAAGCCGCCGCGTTTCTGAGCGCCTCGGATCCAATTGGCGAAGTTTCTCCGGTTGCCAAT